ACATCAAGGGCGATAAAACCTTTAAACTCGGTAATTTCCCCATTTGAAGACAGGACAAGAGCAACAGGGAAGCCAGTCTTGCTATTGGCAACGGCTGCACAATAGCAAGATTCCCCCTCCTTCTCCCCAACAAAGGAGACGGAATAAGCAGAACCAAGGTTCTCGCTAACGAAGCTACGTATCGTCTTTGAAACTTTCATAAAAGTTTAGTTTTTTGCGGCAAACTTACGAAAAAAGTCGGAGATTGAAAAGGGAAAATCCCTATAATTTGCGAATTTAGCTTTAATTTACGTTAAATAAATGATTGTATCGTAATCACTTTTAAGAAAAAGAGCTATTTTTGCGGCGTTACAAATTTGTATAACCAAAGCATAATTTTATGTTCGAATTGATTTTAAAGGCACTCAAAACCAAGTTTCCTGGGGTTGATGCCAAGATTTTAGAGCGGATAGCCAAGAAAAAGGCTGAGACGACAACCAAGGAAGAGGAAGTGAAAACCGTCGTTGATGGGGTGACCTTCCAATCCATTCTGGAGAGCGAGGGCGACCGAAGAGCTGACGAGGCTCAGAAGACAGCCGTGACCAACTACGAGAAAAAGTACAAGTTGAAGGACGGCAAGCCTACCGACGAACCAGCACCAAAGACCACACCAAGCTCGACAAACCAGCCAACAGGAGGGGAAGACAGCGAGGTGATGAAGATGCTCAAAGAGATTAAGGCAGACAACGAGCAGCTGCGCAACGAGCTCAACGGATTCAAGTCCGAGAAGCTCGGCAATCAGCGTAAGCAGCAGTTCGAGGCTTTGTTTGAAGGGGCATCCGACAAATTGAAGGAACGCTACATGCGCAACTACGACCGCCTGTCATTCAAGGACGATGAGGACTTCAACGGATGGCTCGACAGCCAGAAGCCGTTCATCGAGGATGACATCAAGACGGAGAAGGCAGCAGGTGCAACCAACACACCACCGCTCGGTGGTACCCGACGCAAGTCAGGCGAGCAAGCCGACCCAGCCGTTACCGCATACCTCAACGCAGAGGCAGTGAGAGAGCAGCAGGCAGCATCGCCAGTCATCATCGGACTCACCCAGGGCGCACCAGCGACACCAGCACCTCCTGCGCAGTAGCAAAGTTTAACCATTTAAAGGGAAAAAGCAATGAACCGCATGTTCAAGCACACGGACGCAGACCGACCTGATCCTATCGTCTTCGAGACCATCGTCACGGAGAAGCCTGGAGGCGGTCTCGTCAAGAACCCTGAGTTCGACTTGCACAAGGGTCTCGCAATGGGACAGGACGCAAGCGGACTCTTTGTCCCAATCAAGGGATACCGCCTCATTACAGAGGTAAAGACAGCTGACACCACTATCAAGATAGCCAAGGGCAGTGGTATCAAGAAAGGAGACGTTATCGCCCATGGCAAGGTAGGTGTCGCCTGCACCAAGGTGGACACCGAAACCAGCCAGGACTATGACGTGGTGACCGTCACCTTGGGCGTGGCTATCGCCCAGGACACCGTCCTCTTCCAAGCAGCCGAGGCAGCGGACGGAAGCTCAGCAACGGCTGCGCCAATCCACAAGCCCGAATACATCCTCGGCACATTCGTCAAGGCTGGAGAGGGCGACTTTGAGGCTCGACTGATTCGAGGCGCAAGCCTCCGAAAGGAGACAGCACCTGTCGCAGCAGAGGTCGTGGATTTGATGAAGGGCATCACGCTCGATTAATTCATTAACAAAAAAGGAGACAAGAATCAATGGAATCACCATTATTTGACATTGACATACCTGGAATGCAGGCGACCGTCAACAAGTTCCAACCAGGAACAGGTCTCGCATGGGCTGCACTCTTCCCACTCAAGTACACCCGAAAGTTTGACTTGAAGGGCTTGGAGGGAGACGAGGGCATCCCTGTGGCAGCGGACAGAGTCGCATTCAACACCAAGGCTCCAAAGAAGACACGCCAGAAGGTCGGCACCTGGAGCGGCAAACTTAGCAAGTACGCAGTCAGCCGTGACAAGGACGAGGTAGAGATTAACGAATACCTCGACGCACAGACCCTCGCAAACACAGCAACCGAGAACCAGCAAGAGAAGCAGGAACTCGTTAACTTGGTTTATGATGACGTGACCTTTGTCCGCAAGGCGATGGACTACAAGGTGGAGCTGGACTGCATGAGAATCGCATCCAGCGGTGTGCAGACATTCCCAGCGAAGATTGAGGGCGACATGGCGACACAGGACACCATCGACTTCAATGTTCCTAAAGCCAACTTCATCGGAGTATCAATCTCCAACAAGAAGAGCAAGGACGGCAAGACAACCATCGAGGCGGTAACCTGGGATGACGAAGAGAACGCAGACGGACTCCTCGACCTCGCCAACGCACAAGACATGATAGCAAAGCAGGGACTCACCAAGCCACGCTATGCATTCATGGAGAAGTCCAAGTTCAACCAGCTCATCGCACAGAAGAAGACCGCCAAGCGACTCTACCCACAGGTGAACGACCTATCGATGATTACAGCCGACATGATTACGCTGGAGAAAATCAACGCCTACAACGAGAACCCATCGAGAGGCTATCCACACATCATCATCCTCGACACCTATGTAACCATCGAGCATAAGGACGCAAGCCGTGAGACCATCAAGCCATGGAACGTGAACGTGGTGACACTTTCGCCAACCCAGCAGCTCGGATGGACTTATTACAAGAACGTACCTATGGTTCAGAACACCTCGGCTTTGCAGGTTTACGGAGCTTTCTTCAAGGTCACCCGATACAGCGAGGTGAACCCTCAGTCGGAGACCACGCTGGCAGAGGCATACGTGCAGCCTGCGCTCATCAACCGCAAGTCCCTTGTTTTCCTCAACACGGCAAACAAGACCTGGGCAGATGGCGAGGCAGCGACAGCCTAACCCGTAACAGAGAGACAGCATGAAGACAAGACACGCAATCAAGGCAATGAGCAGCTACCCCATACCAGCCGCAACGATTGACAACATCATCGACGAGGCAGGGCTGGACGCAGAGGCTGAAATCACCAAGAAAATGAGAGCGAGCAACGAGTTCAAGAAGGCGAAGGCACTGACCTACGCCTTCCTTGCCGAAGCACCGAACATCACCCAGGGTGGAATCAGCTACACGTTCAGCGAGGACGAACGCTCACGATTCGCCAAGAAATCGAACAGCCTGCTCGCAGAGCTGGGAGAGGACGAGGCAGGAACCGACGTTCAATGCGGCTACATCGGGGAGGATTTCTGATGATTATCCAAAATGGCTTTCTTTTCATTATCGATACCACCAAGGGGGGAATGCTTCACGGCATCCCCCAGAAGGTGGACAAAACCAAGGGAGAACCAATCCCTTGCAACATATCGAAGAACAAGAGCGACCACCAAGGCACATACCAGGACGGCAAGTTCACGCAATTTGCAGCCAAGGTACTAATCGAACCGCAGGACTTCACCGCCAAAAGAGTGAGGCTAACCGACAACCGAGGCACAGACCTCGGAGAGTTCGAGGTGCAGGACATCACCTATCTCGAAGCTGTGGACGCATTGCAGATAACCGTCTGAGGAGAATAAGACCATGCCTATAAAACCCAACTTCACGGCAAACGACATCCGCAACAGGATGAACCAGGAGATACAGCGAAGGAGACTGGCACTAATAGCCCAGCTTTTCTACATCGGGGAGGAATGCCTGACCCAGGCGAGAAGCGGACACAAGTACTTGAACCAAACAGGAAACCTTTGCAGTTCCATAGGTTACTGCATCCTCGACAATGGCAATATTATACACGAGGGAGAATGGCAAGCCGTGGCTGGAGACAAGGGCGACGGAACGGAGGGAGCCAAGCAAGGCGTGGCTTTTCTTCATGATCTGGCAAGCAAGCAACCAACGAAAGGCATCGTTTTTCTTATGGTGGCAGGAATGCCATACGCCCAATACGTCGAAGCTATGAGCCTCGACGTTCTCGATACAAGCGAGCAGATGGCGCAAGCCAAAATCAAGGCGATGCTCAACCGATTATTCAAGGCAACTTAACTATGGCAAGAGGAACGACACAAATCGAATTGGAGATGTATGCAGCTCTCGAGGAACTGATGGGAGGTATGATAACAGGGACATTCTACCCCAGCGACCTGCGACCACTCGATGCGAACACCGAGGACGCAGTCCTTACCGTCTCCAACGTAACGGCAGCGCAAATCCAGGAAGGCAGGGCACGGCTCAATATTTACGTACCCGACATCGACAACGGAGGGACGAGCCTCGTCCCCGACAAGGCAAGGTTGATGGAGCTGGAGAAGATGACCGACAAGGTGGTCGAGACACTTAATGAAGCCGACACCGCCTACATTTTCGATTTGTTTCAAGCTACGGCAACGATTGCCGTGCCAGGGAAGAGTGAGCATTTTTTGAACATCGGCATTCATTTTAAGTTAGCAAACATTTAAAATAACAAGGAGAAACAAGACATGGCAGACACCAACCGAAAGATTATCATGTCATGGGGAAAGTGCAAAGTCGAGTTTGGAGACACAGGTGAGAACGATGCATTTGCAACAGAACTCACCGATGTCGGTGTCATCAAAGACCAAAGCACCGAACTCTCAGCCAGCGATGGAGACCAGCTCCAGATGAAGGCTACAGGTGGGGAGGTCGTGGCACAGGAAGACAACGAAGGCACGCTCCAGCTCGTGACAACCGTCATCGAGCCGACACCTGAACTTTACGAGAGACTCGGCATCGCAGACAAGGAAGCTGATGGCGAGCAGAAGGTGAAGACCCACATCGTGCCAGGCGACAAGTGTCTGAAGGTTACACCACACAACAAGGGAGCGAGAGGAATCAAGGCTCCGCTTTGCCGCATCAAGGTAGCACCAGCCCTTGACGAACAGAATGGTAACGCCCTCACCCTCACGTACAACATCTTCAAGACAACAGGTGTGGCACCAAATGAAAAAGGAGAAGACCAGAACTACTGGTACTCCCGATTCAAGACTACGGAGGCTTTGAAATAATCCCATATTCCAAACCAAGGGCAGGAGGAAAGCGCAAAGCCACCCTCCTGCCCTTTCATATTCAAGAGAGCTATGGACAAAGAACAAAAGACATTGGAACAGCAGGTGGTGGACACCATCCTCCAGCGCAAGACAACAACGCTGGAGATAGACGGACGCACCTACGAGATACCAGCACCGACACCAGCCACGCTCATGATGGTCAGCGAGGAAACCTACAACATGCCCGATATCAACCAAGCCCCGAAGAGCATCCTCAACGAGACCCTGCGAACCGCCAGGGACTGCAAGGCATTGGGCAGGATAGCCGCCATCTTGGTACTCGGAGCCAAGCGCATAAGGGAGAACCACAGGGTGAAGATTTCCCAGATCAAGAAATGGAGCTGGCGCAAGTTCCGATTCATCACAGAGGCGAAGACACAGAGCGAGGTGGACTACATCGCAGACCGAATCCTCGAGGAACTATCCCCACAGACGCTGAACGAGGCGATAACCAAACGGCTGCTGGAGATGCAAGTGGGCGATTTTTTCGGTCTTACCACTTCCCTAAGCGCAACAAACATTCTAAGGGCAACAAAGGAAGTGGAACAGACAGCCCCTGGGCAATCATCATAGGCTGGGCGAAGAACCTCGGAGTGACAACGGAACAGGTTCTATACGACTACAGCTGGACGAACCTCACCCTTTACTCAGCAGCGACCCCACAATTCGATGACGAGGACACCAAGGCAGGAGGCAAGGAATGGGACGAGTCCAAGGACGCAAACAACCCCGACAATTTCAACGACAAGGACGATGAGGAAGAAACCATCGTAAGGAGCATTTAAAAAATGGCAGATTTCGACAACGGAAGAGAAGGATTCTCGATAGGCATAGACGATTCACAATTGCAGAGCGACGCTGAGAAGGTCGTCCAGCAATTCCAATCCATCGGCAGGATTGCCACCGAGATAGGACAGAAAATAGACTCTGCATTCGGCAGCGTCAGCACGGAGAGCCTACGGCACGAGACGGAGGAAGCGACCGACAAAATCAAGGAGATGGGAGACACCACCAAATCCGAGACCGAGAAGATGGACGCAAGCCTCAAGAAGATAGCCGCAGGCGTTACTGCGTACTTTTCCATTCAGAAGTTAGCCGAGTTCGAGAGCAAGGTCATCAGCATCAGAAGCGAGATGGAGAGCCTGCACGTTTCCTTCAAGAACCTCGCAGGCGAGCAGATGGGAAACGAGCTATTCGAGCAACTGAAGGAATACGAGCTGCGCACCCCGATGATTATGAACGACCTCGCACAGGGAGCGCAGACAATGCTCGCCTTCAACATACCAGTGCAGGATGTCATGGAGCACTTGAAGGCAATCGGTGATATCTCCATGGGCGACAGCGAGAAGTTCAAGAGCCTCACCCTCGCCTTCTCCCAGATGAGCGCAACAGGCAAGCTGATGGGACAGGACTTGCTGCAGATGATTAACGCAGGATTCAACCCATTGCAGGTTATCAGCGAGAAGACAGGCAAGAGCATCGGTGAGCTGAAGGACGAGATGTCCAAGGGAGCCATCAGCACCAAGATGGTGCAGGATGCGTTCCACGCAGCCGCCAGCGAGGGAGGTCAGTTCAACGGAATGCTGGAGCAGCAGAGCAAGACAATGAAGGGTGCGCTCTCCAACCTGGAGGGAGCATGGCAGTACATGCTCAACGACATAGGCGAGGCACAGGAAGGCTTCATCGTTGACAGCATCGACGCAGCGCAGAAGCTCATCGCCAACTACAAGCAGGTGGGACAAATCATCATGGGCTTAATCACCACCTACGGAACATACAGGGCTGCGGTCATGGTGGCGACCGTGGCAGAGAAAGGACACAGCATCACAATGATTGCAGCAAGGGCGCAAATCCTGCTCACGCAGAAGGCACAAGCCTTGCTCAACGCAACGATGCTATCCAACCCATACGTGGCAGCAGCCACGGCACTCGGAGTGCTCATCGGAACATTGGTAGCCTGCCAGGACGGACTGACCGCTGACGAGAGAGCACAGAAATCATTCAACGAAGAAATCGAGGCAGGCAAGCAGAAACAGGAGGAATACAACCAGGAAACAGAAACCGCCATAGAGAACGCCCAAAAGGACGGAACCGCCACAAATGACAGACGCAAGGCACTGAACCTCCTCATACAGCGATACCCTGCCATCATAAGAAAATACATTGACGAAGAGGGACACCTAAAAAACATCGTCAAGCTAAAGCGAGAAATCGCAGAGATAGATGGACAGAAAACAATAAATGGCTACAACCAGCAAGCGTCGCTCAACGAGCGATATGCAGCCATACTGCAAATGGCACGAAGGAGACAACTCCAAAACATAGGCAGCACGAAGAATCCATTCACAGAGCAAGAAAGAAAACAAATCGATGAAGCCAAGGAATACTACTACAAGCAGAACGGATGGACGAGCCGAATAACAGCGAGTCTATCCGACATGATAGGCTTCTACCAGGGCAAGGGACGCAGCTACCGCCAACAGGCTGGGAAGACTGCCACCACCCAACAAGCCAATAAGCTCGCAGAGGGATTCAAGAATCTAAACAACACCCAGCTCAACAACCTCATCAAACAGCTGGAGAAAGGCAAGGCAACAGGCAAGAACGTCACGTTCAAAATGAAGGGATTCGGAAACTACGCCTACAGCCAAAGCGACATATTGAGCATGCTCACAACCGCCCAGGGTATCAAGACAGCCAGGGGCAAGAGCAAGAAGACATACAACGCCAGCGACTGGGACAAACAAGCCAAGGACGCACAGGCGAAACTCGACGAAATGGGAGATGACAAGAAGGGAACCAAGGAGTGGAAGGCGCAAGAAGACCTAATCAAAGAAGCGCAGGAACACAAGGCATCCCGACAAGTCTCCACCCACCAACAGAGAACATCAGCCGCCAAGAAGCAACAAACCGAAGCCGAGAAAGCCGCCAAGGAGCAAGCCAAGGCAGACGAGAAGAAGGCAGAGGAAAACTACAAGTACGAGCAGCAGAGCACCCAGCAGAAGACCGACAACGAGCTACTGCAGGCACAAGCCATCGTGGATGCGATGAAGGAAGGCGAGGCTAAGAAACTCGCCCAGCTCGACATCAACTACAAGAAGGAGCAGGATGCGCTCGACAAGGAAGAGAAGGCATTGCTCCAAGCCAAGATAGACCATGCAAAGACCTTGTGGGAGGCAGACCCGAAGAACGAGAAACGAGGGTTCTATGCCACAGGGCAGCAGAAGAACATAAAGCTGACAGACGAGGAAAAGGCTGGAATCACAGCCAAGCGCACCTCGCTCGACAGCAACACCGCACAACAGAGGGACGACCTGATCAAGGCATTGCTCGAGAAATACGATGACGAGAACGAGAAAGCAGAGAAGACCCGAAAGGCAATCACGGACGATATCGCCCAGCTGACAAAACTGAGGGACGAAGCAGCCAAGCTCGGAGACAAAGACCTCGTCCAGCGTTACGAACACAAGCGAGAGCAGGCAACGAAAGCCCTCGAAGAGAACATACAAAGCGTTTACCTTGAGGAACTGAAGAAGTCCATCGATTGGGACTCGGTCTTCAACAACCTCGACAAGCAGACAACGCAGCAGCTAAAGGACACCCGAAACAAGCTCCTCGCCTACAAGGGAAGCACAGAATACAAGAACGCCACCCCAGAGAACAAGAAGGTCGTGGAGACCGCCATAGGGCAGCTCAATGACGCAATCATCAAGGGAAGCGGCATATTCGGCAACCTCGCAGAGAACTGCAAGGCATACGAGGAAGCGAGCCAAAGATACACCGATGCCTTGAAAGAACTGAACATCGCACTCTCCGAGTTCAGCGACATCGAGGACAGCGATGCATCCGACGAAGCCAAGGAGAAGGCTAAGAAGCGAGTGGATGAAGCTCAGAAGAAGGCTGACGATGCCAAGAAGGACAAGGACACCACCAAGGTGAACCGAGACAAGTCTATCGACACGACAACAAACAATATCATAAGCCTCTCCAACGCAATAACCCTGCTCGGAAGCACCAGCGAGATGAGCCTTTCAGAACTTGGCAGTGTCGCAAGCAATGTCGCAAACGTATTCGGAGAAGCTGGCTCGAAGATAGGAGGCATCATCGGTGCCATTCTTTCATTGCTTGATGCGATACAGAAGCAGGGACTCTTCAAGTTCATCGGCAACATTTTCTCCTCCGTTTTCGGAGCGGTCGGTGGAATTTTCCGAAGCCTCACAGGAAGCAAGCTATTCGGTACCGACACCAGCGTTGAAGACACGATAAACGACCTCACCCAATCCAACAAGGATCTGGAGTCTGCGGTGGACAGGCTGACCGAGATAATGAAGGACAAGGCAGGACAGGAAGCAACCGACACCTACCAAAGGGCGAAGAAGAACCTGGAGGATGCAGAGTCCAACAAGCAACAGATTCTGAAAGCGGCAGCAGGAGCATACAGCAACGGATTTGCAGGCATCGGTGGACATCACTCCGCCAACAAGAAAATCAACGACTCCATGAGCGCATCCGATTGGGCGAGGATTAGCCAAATCACAGGAGTGACCGTCCGAGGTGCTGGTGACTTTTGGAACCTTACCAGCGAGCAGATGGCGAAGGTGGCTGACGAGGCGACCGACCTCTGGTCTAAAATCAAGAACGCAGGAGGATACAAGAACGTGTCCAGCGACATGGACGAGTACATCGAGTACTACAAGAAGCTCATCGACTTGCAGAACGACTACAATGAGGCGGTCACGAACCTATCGTTCGACAGCGCAAAGGATGGATTGAAGGAACTGCTGAAGGACACCACCAAGGGCTTAAAGGACGCAACCAAGCAGGTAAAGGAGTACATGGAGGAAGCAATCCTCAACTACATAACCAAGACGGCACTCGCCCAGGACATGCAGGACTGGTACAAGCAATTCGCTGACGCAATGGCTGACGGCACACTCGACCAAACCGAGAAGAACGCCTTGCAGAAAAAATACGAGGAAACCTACCGCAAGGGAGAGCAGCAGAGGGACAACATGTACGCAGCGGCTGGAATCGACCCATCGGAAGACTACAACCAAAGCAGCACCAGCGCAAGCCTCAGTGGAATGACGCAAGACCAAGGCGAGGAAATGAACGGAAGGCTCACCAGCATACAGGTTGGAGTTACCACCATTTCGGAAGCCATCCAGCAGCAGGCGATGAACAACGCAAGCATCGCACTGAGCGCATCGGCAATCAGAACCAACATGGACGACATGATGGAGATGCAGGTGCAGGCGGTCGGACACTTGGAGAAGATAGAGCGATACACCAGCGAGCTGCCTGCGATGAACCAAAAGCTTGAAAAGATAAGAAAGAACACCGAACACCTTTAATAGGAGAAGCGACAAATGAACAGAATCGGGGAATTATTCATCAACGACATGGACGCATTCGGAATGTGGGGCATTTGCCTAAGCGACTCCTCGCTTTGCACGCTCATCGAGCCAGAGCCACTGAAAGATGCGGTCAGCAACAAGGCGACCACCGAGAACGGAAAGCAGGTCATCAAGGAGCAAGCACCAAAGGTGGACGAGAGGGACATGACACTATTCGTCCAGCTTTACGCACAGAGCCGAGACGAAATGATGCAGAGGCTGATATCGTTCAAGAAGGAGCTAAAGAAGAGGCGCATCAACATACGCACCAAGTTCGAGCCAGACGTGGTGTACCGATGCGACTATAAGAACTGTAAGCAATTCAAGTCATACTTCAAGGGAATGGCGACATTCAGCCTGTTACTGAACGAGCCGAACCCAGCCAACAGGGGCAAGGAGGATACCGACAATTATGAAGATACAGATTTATAACAGGGCGCAAGCCAAGGCATACACCATACCAGTCGGGAGCGGAAGCACCTACGCATGGAAGAAGCAGGAGGAGGAGTACATCAGCGTGAACTTCTCCACCTCCTCCGTCCTTTCGCTCCGAAAGGGATACTACACCAACATCGAGGGACTCGGTCGCTTCGAGGTGGTGGACTTGCCAAAGCCAACTGCATCGAGCAAGGACGCAGGCTACGATTATGAACTGCGACTTGACAGACCCTGGTACAAGTTCAAGAACCGCATCATCTTCTTTAGGATAGGCAGCGTGAACGGAATGCAAGCCAAATGGAGCAACACCGACACGCTGGAGGCGCAAGCCAGCATTCTCACCGACAACCTCTCAAAAATTGGCTACACTTACGGAGGCAAGGAGTACATCGTATTCATCCACGATGACGTGGAGAAGAGGAACGACGCAAAGCTCATAGACTACGACAACACCACCCTGCTCTCGGCACTTGACAAGATAGCCGAGGCTTTCGACACCGAATGGTGGATAGACAAGAATGAAATCCATTTCGGAAGATGCGAGCAAGGCGACCTGATCATAACGCTGGAGCAGCACAAGGAGCTGAACGGACTGAGTCGAAGCGAGGACAGCGAGCAGCACGGAACCAGGCTCTACGCATTTGGCTCCAGCCGTAACCTCAACCAGAACTACAGGCGCAAGCTGAAGAACCCATTCACGATAGACGGATTCCACAAGCTCTACTCCACCAAGGTGCGATTCACAACAAACAAGCCGAAGACTTTCTACAGCGAGAAGAACCGCATCAAGATAACCAGCTACAGCAAGTACGCTGAGAAGACATACACATTCAAGGTGGTGAGCGGAAGCTACACAAACCCAGCCGCAGGACAGACCGTCTCCTGGAACAGCCCAGTCTTCGAGATAGAGGTGGACAGCATGGTGGACGCAATCGGATTCCAAAACGGAACAGGCGTGCAGTTCATCATCGGGGACGAGACAGGAGGGCAGACGGACGCAAGCAAGACCACCATGGTCAGAGTTGAGCGAGACTACCGCCCGATTTTCTCGTTCAAGGACTTGCAACTACAGAAGAAGGCTATAACCAAGCACACCACCATCACGCTGGCAGACAAGACCGAGGCTGGAATAGAGTTCATCGGCATAGTGGCTGACGGAGACAAGAACATCAACGAAGGAAGGGACTGCTACGGACTGACGGACGAGAAGAAGCAACTCGCAGGTACAAGCCAGCAGGTCACACTCGCCCACCTCGCAATGGCATACGTCAACAAGCTCTATACAGAGCCGATAGACGGACAGGCAGACGTGGCGATACAAGGAGTGGCAGACACCATCCTCCAGTTACCGATAGGAACACCATACATCGACAGCGACCCGAACCTCGACCCAGACGAAGTGACAGATATCGTCAAGACATACGAGGACATCTATCCAAGGGCACTGCTCACCATAACGGAGGTGACGGAGATACCAGCCAAGACAACAGACACCGACACAGGAAACGTCACCTATTGGACTGCCTACCGATTCAAGGCGAAGCTCCCAGATGGCTCTCCCTTCGTTTTCGACAGCATATACGAGACGCAGGAACAGAACAAGCCACTGAGCATCCACTTCGAGAGTGGAAAGCTGAACGGAATGGACTTCGAGGTACACTTCAACCCTGATGCGGACGTGGATGACAAGCAACTCTTCGAGATTACGAGGAACGACACCTACACGCTGGAACTGCCGAACGACACCATGAAGCCAGCGGTCGGGGACAAGCTCTACATGTACAACATGGACATTACCTTCATTGATGACAAATTGGTGGAGGCAGCGGAAATGGAATTGAAGGCTAAGGCTGAGAAGGACATGAAGAAGATGAAGGTGGACAGCGGAACATACGAGGGAACCACGAACCCCGTGGACTTCAAGCGCAAGCAAATCGAACTGACCTACGGAAGCAAGGTGAAACTCGTCGCACCCGAATACTTCGACACCGATGACAAAGCAAGACAGAGCCGCATCATCGGATGGGAACTTGACCTCGAAGACCTCAACCAAGGGACATACACCATCGGTGAGAGCAAGGCATACAGCAACAGCGATAGCCTGGCAAGCACGGTAAGCGAGGTGGTCTATTACAATAGCCAACTGCAGAACACCACCGCCCAGGGCAACATTCCTGCCTACGACAAGCTGATAACCGAACTTCAAAACAAGATGGAGTTCTTGGAGAAAAGGATGGACACAAAGCTGAGCAAGGTCTTCGAGGACAGCGCAATGCAGCTCATCCAATTCAGCAAGGGCATCACAATCGGTGACTTCATCAGCGGACAATTCGGAAAGGGAGCCAGCATCGACGGAATGGGCAACGCAGAGTTGAACAGCCTCACGATTCGAGAGTTCATCGAGACACCCGAATATAGATGCAACAGAGTAACCATTCAGATAGGCAACCGATGGAGGGCAGCAGGCGGTGGAATCATCAAGGAGGTCATACCCGACACTGACAGCGATGGGAACCAGCTAACGACAGGAACCATCGTCCTCCACCTCCAGGACGGAGAAATAGGCAAGATTGCTGTTGATGACATTTGCCAAGGTATATGGCATGAGGGAATGAACATCGAGGACAACGAGAGCGATGACTACGACGATGGCATAGGCAACTTCAAGTTTGCAGGGTTCTACACCGCATACTTCCGAATCACGGAAATCATCGACACCCAGCACAACAGCAGGGTGCGCTACGCATTGAGACCGAAGAGCGACACATGGCATAGCCAACACCACCCACACGATGCGATGCACTTTGTCGCATACGGCAACTTCAGCGACGAGACAAGGCAGAAGAGCCGATACAGCACGCTGACATACGAGCGATACCTTGCTGGCGTGAACAACTGGGAGTTCACGAAGGAAATGGTAGCCGCCCAATTCGGAGACTTGACGAACCTATCCATTTTCGGACTCAACATGAAAGGGTACTCCGCATACCTCAACAACATATACATGAGCGGAACCATCCAGCAGTTCGAGCAGATGGGAAGGCGAATGTACATCGACCAGAGCCTGGACGGACGGATGGCTGCTGACGAGACGGAGACCGTCACAATCCAGATCCTGGACGGATACATGCAAGACCACACCAGCGAATATACATTCAAGGTGGAGCGAGACACAGGGGATACCGCATCGGATGCGGTCTGGAACGCAATGCCAGAGCACGCCAACTGCGGCTCCTCGTTCCAGATTTCGTTTGCAGACCTCCACATAAGCGAGAGCCACAGCGGAATCAGCACCCTGTTCTACGTCACGGCAGACGATGGAAAGGAAGCCCCGATAACGGAGCCGATAGAATATTAACTTTAAAAGCAATAGGAGAACGAGAATGGCAACAAAGAAAAGGACATTACAATCGGAGCGAAAGCACACGAGGCTCGACTTCTCGCCATTGGCAATAACCTGCGAGTTGGTCTGCATCACGGCTGACTCGCCAACGGCACAGACAGCCAACACCGCTCTGAACCAGTTCGAGCCAGACCGAGGGATTACACCGACAATCATCAGACCGCAGACCACGGTCAATGACCCCGACGGCATCTACACATCGGGAATCAACAACCACAACCTGGCGAGCGACCAGCACGAGTGGTTTGTGAACGGCACGCCAATCGCCAAGGCTTGGAAGCAGGGAACTGACTACGATATCATCAAGGACGCAACCGAGGACAACGGCAGCTTGAAGATTATGCGCAACATCATCCCTGGTGAAGTTGCGACTCTTTCCTACAGAGGAAAGTTCAACGATTTCAGAACAGGAACCAACTACAACGTGGAAGCCAGCGGAATGGCACTCACCACCACGGACAAGGGAGGCAACAAGATAGCCTGCTCCGTGGACTGCGAGCAAATCACCTACGACCCACTGAAGGACGAGCTGCTCCTTTATGAATACCTGGTCGCTGAGGGTATCGAAAAGGCAGGGCAAAGGGACAAGTTCATCAACGGCAAGAGCTACGAACGCTCGGTCAGCGTGACGCTCACGCAAGGAGACGCAACCATCACCACCCTGCCAACAGGACTGACAATGCGCCTTGTGGAACGAGGCAAGAGCACAGCCCTCACGGCAGGAACGCTCCAGCACCCAGAAATCAAGTCCATAGCATTCCCGAACATCGCCTTCGACTTGCGATTCACATGGAGTCAGGAGTTCGAGGTTCAGTTTGTGGACGCAAGCGGCAACGTTAAGACAAGCTGCGGAATCAGCCTACAAAGGGACATGAGCATCCTCACCCAGCACGACGTGGCGAGAGGAAACGACATCGTGCAAGGACAGCAGCGTTACTTCAACTACGGCATCTTTGCCACAGGCTCGCAACCCATCCAATACCCAGAGCTCTACTACAGCATCAGATGGTGGACGCAGGCAAGAGTTTATGACTCGGCATCCAAAAGCTACAAGTTCGCAGAGAAAATCGAGAGACAGGAAGGTCAGAGCATAGAATGCAGCGTGGACTCCCTCGGCATTGGCTACGAGAAGAACCTTTGCTGGTTCGACGTGGGCATGGACATCGAGGAACGAGACGTGGCTGCAATCATGACAACCGAGGATGAGAGCAGCATCCTCACCGACGAGAACGGCAACATTTATATCATATAGAATGAGATACGCAATAGTCGAGACAGAGAAGGCAGAAGCCAAGGGGCTGAAAGCCAAACACCATCGAACGAACAACACAGGCTCGAAGATGGCAGTGAACGAGAACGAATTGCTGAAGGTGGACAAGAACCCAGAGACAGCGGCAACGCTGCTCGGAGGCAAGCTCCAAGACCTGGAGCAATTCAAGGTTGAACTTCAAAAATGGGACGAATAAGGAATGGCAAACAAAATTAAGGGAGCGTTCACGGTGCGCTTCATCAGAACAGGCGACCAAATCTACGTCGAAAAGACCATCGTGAAATTTGACAAGAACGGCACGGAAAGCGGAGGCTCGCTCTTCCAGGCAATCGATCCGACAAACGGAGGTCTGTCCGTTGATTGGAAGACAAGCATCTACGAGCAGCCAGCACTCAAGATAGGAATCAAGAGCGCAGTCGGCAACCCAGTGACGATAACCGACATCAAGTGGACATACCGAGGGACGCAGCTTGCATTCAACGCAAGTCCTGCCACAACAGGAAACTACGCAGGCTGGAACCTATCCACTGACGGAAAGTTTGCAAAGAAGGAGACAGACGGATTCTGCTACCTCCGAGTGATTGACAACATCGCCAGCACCACCATCGTCTCCAACCAGATCATCGGCTACGAGGTCAGCTACATCAGCAACAACGTGAGAGACACCATAGCAGGAACAGAAGATATCCTCATCCAGCAGGCAGGAGCGGACAGCTACTCAATCAACATCACCACGGCTTGCAGCACGCTGAACGCAACAACCACAAGCACCACCCTCACGGCAACCTACCTCTACGGAGTTAAGCCGATTTCAGACTCCGAGTTTGCCGCAAATTGGAAGCTGGAGTGGTACAAGGATTTCGTCCTCATAGACGGACAGAACGGAAAGACGCTGAAAGTGACGAGGGATGATGTGGATGGCAGCTCAGTATTCAGCGTTAAGCTCCTGCACAAGGAAGGAGACACCTGGGCAGTGAAGGCTGTGGACGCACAGAGAGTGACTGACGATGCCGACGAGTGGACGATTGACGCAGAACCCGATGGAGCAAACCCAGATGCGATATCAAAGACCAGCAACGCCAAGTTTGTACTGAAGCTGAAACAGAACGGCACAGCATACACAGGCAGCACCACCTGGACGTGGGACGTTTACAACGCACTCAACGCAAAGACCTACAGCGGAACAGGAGCGAACGTAACGCTTACAGCGGAAATGGCGAAATGCACGCCAGACGCAAACAACACCGACAAGAGTTATTTTTCAGACGTGGCTGTCGAGGTTTCGGCAGCGTTATCATAAAGAAGGAGACAGAAAATGAGTTATCAAAAAATTACACAGGCGACAATCGCCACGACACTGAGCAATTCAGATTACATCTTCGTGATGGCAGGGGGAACGCTTAAGCGCATCACACTCGACAACCTCAGAGCCATGATGGAGGAGAACCAGCAGCAGTTCCTGGACGAGAACGCATTCTACATCGAGGAGAACACCGCAGCAAGCAAGGGCTCTGCATACTGCGAGACAGGAGGCAGCAGCCTCATGCGACAGATTTGGCTCTCGAAGATTTGCGCCATATTGATGACGCAGGACGGACACTTCACGAAACTCAACCCAGCCGACCACCGATACACTGCGGACGGAGACCAAGTGGTGAAGAACGGAGCCGTGGTGGACGCATACAAGAACGCAGACTGGTTCGGAATGCTTGAAGACGGTTATTGGAACTACCTGCAAGAGGTAACCATCAGCGGAGTGAAGCATATCCGACACCACATATCGCTCACGCCACTGCCAGGTGGCTGGTTTACGCAGAACATACCAGCAGGCATGTTCAAATGCGTGATTCAGAACGGACAGATGCGAAGCATACCATTTGTGGTACCAAGCGGAGGCAGCAACATCAACCAATTCTTCAACTACGCACAAGCACGAAGCAAGAACCATGGACTTGCAGGCGAGCCATTCCGCAACTTCCTCCTTCAGTACATGATGGGCAAGTACGGATACAGAGACATTCAAAACTTGGCGGCATCCGATGGTACAAAGATTTTCGGCTGCGGTTTGGACGGAACAGAGAAGAGCGCATCTTCAACATTGGGTGACGGATTCGCAAGACAGAGAAACATCAAGACAGGAGCCTGCCTCGCTCTTGGATACAGCGACGGAAAGGTGGTGGTCAAGGACGCAGACAACTACGCCTGCCACAGCGTGAACGTGGGAGTATGGGAAAACCCATATGGGCAATATTGGGAAATGGACGGACACCTATGCAGCGTAGGTACCGACGTTTACCAATGGGACGGCAACTTCTTGCCTACAGGAACACCGACAGCGGACAGCTTTGCTGCGGTCAAGCACACCAAGATGACAAGACTCGCAGCCGAAGGTTCAAGCGATGCCGACATCACCCTTATCACCACCAAGGGAGCGCAGCACATGAGCTACGTGCCTACCAAGCAGCATACAGGCATCACCTACGGAGACCACTACTGGTACAATGCAAGTGGACAGCTGTGGCTTGGTGGCGGCTCCTCGTACTACGGTGCGAATTGCGGTCTCGCTTCTGCGTACTCGGACTTCGCCTGGTCGCATGCGGCTGCGAACCTCTCGGCTCGGCTTGATTTTCATGGTGACCTCACGGAAGTGACATCAGCCGAACTGAAAAGACTCCTTGCAAGTTAAGACAAGGAACAAAACGAGAGAACAAACAAAAAAACAAACAAGAAAAGGTAACTTCAAAGGGGGCGTGGGGGATTTCCCCCACCCGCCAATGATGCCCCAGAATAAAGAAACCCCTCGCCCAAGCTCGTGACGAGGTAGGCAAAGGAAAAGGACAGCTGTGGATTGGTGGCGGCAACTCGAACAACGGTGCGAATTGCGGTCTCGCTTATGCGAACTCGAACAACGCCTGGTCGAATGCGAATGCGAACATCTCGGCTCGAATTACTTCTACGTTTTCGGAGACGGAAACGAAAAACAAATAAGGACATGAGTACTGCGTCATGGGAAAGTGTCCGCCTTTTCTGAGCCTCGGCAGCTGGTGCATAAGTACAGCCAGTGATGAGCCGAAACAAATCGAACTTGCGCAGGCAACGCCCAGCGACCTGCCCGTGGTGTTAGTAAATCCGAACCGAGGATGGTCGGAAGTTGAAAGCTCTGCACAGAGAGAAGCAAGCCCAACGAGAACAGATACGAGCAACGACTTGATAAAGACGAAAGACAATGCCGAAAAGACAAGGATACATATATGATGACATGTGGCAATGGGAGACCTTGAAGGAATCCGACAGGGTATCGACCAGACGCAAGAAGAACTACGGAGTCAAGAAGCACAGGAAGCAATGGCTCAAAGACCTCGTGGAAGTCCAGGGCATCATCCATGACAGGAAGATGCGCACGGACGAATACAAGCACATGACGCTGAAGAACGGAAAGAAGGAGCGAGACATCAGCAAGCTCAACTTCCACCCGAACCACATCGAGCACCAAAGCCTGGTCTTAGTAAGCCACGACAGAATAGAGCGCACATTAATCTCGCACACTTATGCGTCAAGGATTGGCTACGGACAGATAGCGGCTGCGCTTCAAGTCAAAAGATGGCTGCGAGAGCAAGGGAACGGATGCCTATGGTACGCACAGGGCGACATTTGCCATTATTACGCCAACATCCTGCACCAACTGCTCAGAAGGAACATGGAGCACCTATTCAAGGACAAGGAGTTCATCGACGCATACATGGAGCCGTTCGAGAGGTTCGCCCCAGATGGAAAGGGCATACCGCTGGGCATAAGACCCAGCCAGGACAGCGGCAACATTTCGCTGATGACATTCGACAGGTTCATGAAGGAGGAGGCGAAGGCGCACCTTTATATCCGATACCTCGATGATTTCGTCATATTCGGAAAGACGAAGGGAGAGGTGAAATGGAAGATGAAGAGAGCGATAGCATTCTTGAAGGATCTGGGATTCGAGGCACACGAGCCAAAGATTCGCCCGATAAGCGAGGGCTTGGATTTCCTCGGTTTCGTTTCCTACGAGGGAGGTAACATGTTTTGGAGGAAAAGCGACAAGGTGAGCTGGCTCAAGAGAAGAGCGAAGGTCACGAACAAGCGAAGACTCCGTGAGATAGACGCAGCAGCATGGGGCATGATAAAATGGGGAAACAGACATTGCAAAAGACTTTATAAGATGGAAACAGGAATCAACTTACAAGACCTCGGCATCAAGATGCCAGAGAAGAAGGACAAGAACGGAAAGCGAATCATCGACTCTCCAAAGATTACGACGGCACTCATCCTCAACAAGGAGATAGAGGTCATCGATTGGGTGAAGGACGTGCAGACGAGCTACGGGGCAGGACGATACGCAGTGGAGATTGTCTTCTACGGAAGCAAGCAGAAACTCATCGTGAACAGCCCATCGATGAAGCAGCTCATCGACGCTTTCGACACCAACCACGTGACGAGCTTCAAGACTGTGGTCATTGACAAGGGAGGCTCGCACTTCGAGTTCAGCCAGGTCAAGATTCTCACAATAGATGGCAGACCTGTCGCCAAGCAGAACGACGGCAAGCTGATATACACCGACAACAACGAGGTCGTAGACCTCACCATGTTTAACAACCAAACAAAGTAGGAGGCAGAAAAATGAAACAGCAGTACGGAAACATCAGAAGAACGTTCATGGAGCAGAAGCCTGAGGTGTACGACCGAAAGACACGCATCGCCTACATGGACTTCACAGCGGACACCCAGGAGAAGACCGACAACGCCAGCCAGGACACCGACAAGGCTAAGGGCAAGGAAGAGAAGACCACCATCGAGGGATTCAGCGGCTTTGTCATTCAGACCGACGGCATCATGGACTACGCCCACATCAAGAGCCAGCTCGTGGAGGCGGCATACCCACAGAAGGAAGAGCACGCCCTGGCATTCAATACCATCGACGCATTGCTGAAGAAGGTGGACGGAGTGGAACTGACCGAGGAAGAGAGCCAAGACCTCGCCAACTACAAGGACTTCTCGGAATACCGAGCATTGTGCGCCAACTGCGCCCACGCCATCATCGACAACTTATTCACTTAAAACAAGAGACCCACCATGCAGAAGAAACGAATATTCAAGGGAGCGTTCACCTGCAGGTGGGCTCCTTCGGACGGAGCGGACGGCAAGGATGGAGACCCAGGCAAGGACGGAACAGGAATCAAGTCGGCTGACGTGGTCTTTGTCCTTTCGGCAAGCAACACCAGCGAGCCATCGGACACCGCAGGATGGGTAACCACATTCACCCAGCTCGCAATGAAGGAGAACACCTACGTATGGAGCTGCACCAAGATTGTCCTCACGGACGGAACGAGCAAGTACACAGGCAAGCAATGCCTCGGTGCGAGCAAGGACTTCATAACCATCACCGAGCAATATGCCGTGGGCAGCAGCCCAACCACTGCGCCAACGAGCGGATGGGGAACCACCTACACGCCAACCAAGGAGCTATGGCTGTGGACACGCAACAGAATGGAATGGAAGAACGGAACAGTCACATACACCACACCTTTGTGCGTTAGCTACTTTGGTAAAGACGGAGCGGACGGCAAGGACGGAGACCCAGGAGACGATGGCAACGGCATCAGCTCGCAGACATCGTACTTCATCGCAACCGACAAGAAGAGCGTGGCATCATACAGCTCGGTGAGCGGATGGAGCACCACATTTCCAACGCCAAGCGACCAAAAGCCGTACGTTTGGAAATGCGTGAGAACCATCTACACCAAGAGCGGTACCACCTACTCCACACCAGAGCTCGTCACAACATACCACAGCGGAGATAATGGCAACATCCTGGAGAACGCCAGCTTCACTGACGCAGACAACATGGAAGCGTGGAACGTCAAGAGCCAATACCAGCCACTCAGCGGAAAGACTGCACCGCAGGATCTGGGTAGCATTGACACCAGCAACAAGAAGGACGGACGCAACTCATACCACGACACCTGCAAGGCGACAGGAGTCACCATCACCTGCAAGGAGATGCTCCGTCAGAAGGTACACCACCCAGCAGGAGGCATTCAAAAGCTGGCAGCAGGGCAATGGTACACGCTGAGTTTTTGGGCGAAGGGAAGAACAAAGCCTATTGTCATAAACGAGACGAGCAGCAACTACGGATTCGCAACCAAGGAACTCTACCTCATTGCAGGCAGGACATACACCATAAGGGTAATCGGCAAATGCGACAGCACTGCCGTAGTCAACGGAAAGGAACTGCGCACATACATCTACGCAACCGATTGGAGCGAAGGGAACTCATGCGCAACCAAGAGCACATCGGTAACAGCAATGAGCATGACCTTCACCCCACAGAAAACAGGAGCCTACCGCATATCGAGCTACCAATACGACAACACCGAGCCAAGGACTGGCAAGGTGACCGTCCAGCAGTACGAGATTACCGACCAGGTGGACTTGGTCACCTACATCTACCCGACAGCAGTGGACACAAGCACCAAGATGATTGTGGACGGAATCGAGGTAACAACGCCAAGCGACCTCGGCTACTCATGGAAGCTGACGGACGAGTGGACTCGACACAGCGTGACGTTCAAGACAAAGCAGAACCTCACCACAGAGGAACAGAACTGCCTGTTCAGATTAATGCCAGCCATTAACGAGGAAGGCTACAGAGAGGCGTGGATTTGCATGCCGAAGCTGGAGAGCGGAATGTTTGCAACAGGATTCATCGACGGCATCGATGACCTCCGAGGCATTCCTGGACTCATAGAGAGAACCAGCGAGTGGAGCGCAGGAACCGAGTACCACAACGACGAGAGCCTAACAGGAGGAATCCGATACCTCGACATCGTCACGGTCACCGACAACACTACAGGCAACTTCACGATGTACCAATGCCGAACCACCCACACCTCCACCGCAGCCAACGCACCGAATGGAGCTGACAGCAACGAGTGGCTGAAGCTGAACCAGATGCGACCGATTTACACACCACTCATCGTGGCAAAGAACGCAGTCCTCAGATTCGCACAGACCAACCGCATCCTGATCACCAACAGCAAGCAGCAGGTGCAGGGTTGCTTTGGAGGGGTCGAGGATGAAACCAACGGCTACCCTTTGTGGATAGGTGGAGCGACCGCAGCAGCAGCCAAGTTCAAGGTCAAGTACGGAGGACAGCTGGAGGCAACGGAGGCAAGCATCACAGGCAAGATAAACGCAACAAGCGGAACCTTCAACAATGTATCCATCAACAGCGGAACAATCGGAGGTTTTACGATTAGCGGTAACGGACTAACCAACGAGAAGAACTTCAACGATGATGCATACATCATCTTAAGGAACGACAACGCTGGAGCCTTCGCTGGAATAGGTGGAAACCTCCTCCCAGCCTCAAGCAGCCTAAGAGCCGTGGCACGATTCCAGAATGAGAATAAAAGCAATTGGTTCAAATACGACAACATGGGACAGAACTACGCCATGATTTTGTCAGCCAAGAACGCAGACCGAAACATCGCCCTCTCCATTTTAGGAGGATGCATCGAAGGGCTTGCTATCAAAACCTCTGTCGTAACAACCGACAACTACAAGGTCAAGCGAGACGAAGGTATCGTCGCAATCCACAACGAGTCATTCACAGAAATGACATTCATCCTGCCAGACATGAACTGGTATGACGAGGGGCACCAAATTACTTTGTGCGTTTCCGCAATGTACAGAGGATACTACAGCTTCTACATCAAGCCAGGCTACTGCTACGACAAGAAGGGTACCAAAAAAGAAACCTTTATTCATTGGCATGGTAACAATTACACCATAAGCGGTTTTAATAACGCAAGCAGAATAATGGGATACGACAGCATTACGTTTATATACGTACCGAGATGGAACCTTGTCAATGGTTCAGCGGTAATGCAAAGCGGAATGTGGATAGTTTCAGCAGGAACAGCGCAATAATACAAGGAGACATAAAAATGAAAATCAATTTTGAGAAGGTCGAGGTATTCGCCAACCTCGCAAAGACCAAGGCGACAATTATGAACATCAAGGAAGGGTTTGCGGACGCAATCTACACCCAGGGGCAAGGCATCGCCTGCCACGCCCTCGCCTTGAAGATTTACAACAGCAAGGGAGAGGAGGAGTACGATGACAAGGAAGTGCAGCTCATCGGTGTTTGCTCCGAGCTTTGCAGCCCAGCAGTCATGGACGGCATCAAATCAATGATTGAGAAAGGCAAGCAGGAGGGACAGCCATGAGCGCAGACATCCTACAGGCAATAGCCACAGGACTCGTAACCGTTCTCGGATTCTTCATGTTCTACGACAGCAAGAAGCGAACCGAGGCAGCGAAGGCATCGCAGGAGGAAGCGAAGGCTACCGCCCAATACGCAAGCGGCTGGAAAGACCTCTGCGAGAAGAAGGACAGCGAGCTGAAGGCGAAGGACAAGAAGATAGACAGCCTCTACGACGTGCTGAACCAGCACCGAGCCACCGAGGACAAGCTGAAGGACGAGAACATGGAACTGAGGCTACAACTCCAGGAGGCAAGCTGGAACCGATGCGTCCGCAACGGATGCGTCAACCGAGACCCACCGAGGGAGAGGAAGCAGGTCGAGAGAGAATACCAGGAGGGGATGAAGAAATGAGAGCAAGCCAATATTTAGCGAAGCTCATCCAAACCAACAGTGGAGTATCCAGCAAGGCGTTCTTTTTGGTGAGCGTCACCATCATCGGATGCCTCCTGCTGCTGGTGGTGGGATTCGTCCTGCTTTACGAGGTGCTGACAACGAACACCATCCACACGGACTTGATGGGGCTGGCAGCGGTCATCGGGGCGATAGGTTCCCTGTTCGCCACGGCAGGAATCACAAAAGCATTCGGGGAACGAAACGAGACAAACAACAACAATTCAAACAAGCAAGAGGAGACATAAGCAATGGCAGACGTTAAAAAGTTCGAGCCTTTCGTCCTCAAATGGGAGGGAGGCGCAAAGTATACAAACAGCAAGATAGACCGAGGTGGAGCCACCAAGTACGGAATCACCATCGCCACCTGGCGCACCGTAGGGTACGACAAGAACGGAGACGAAAAGATAGACGAGAATGACGTGAAGCTCATCACCGAGGAAGACTTCACGAAGGTTCTCAAAAAGAACTTTTGGGACAAATGGAAGGCTGACCAGATCAAGAACCAGAAGGTAGCCGAGATTTTGGTGGACTGGTTGTGGGCAAGCGGAAAATGGGGTATCATCAAGCCCCAGCAACTGCTTGGGGTGAAAGCAGACGGCATCGTCGGCAAGCAGACACTCGCAGCCGTGAACGGCTACCCGAACCAACGCCAGCTCTTCGATGCCATCAAGAACGCAAGGAAAGCGTACATCGACAAGGTCATCAAGAACGACCCACGACAGATAGCCCACAAGGTGGGATGGCTCAACAGAATAAACAGCATAACATTTGAGGATTGAAACAATGACAAGAGAACGACAGAAGAACCTTTGCATCCTGCTCATCATTTGCATCGCAATGCTGCTGCTCGCAGGATGCGCCACCAAGAAGAAGGCGATGGCAGAGACAACCAGCACCACAGAGACGAGCAAGGTGGAGCGAGAGAAGGACAGCACCATCACCGAGACCCACGACACCACCAAGGTCACCGAGAGGCTGGTACCCGTTGAGGTGGAGATACCAGCAGCCAGCAAGGAGCGAACAACCCACGACACCACATCGGTGCTGGAGACAGACCTGTACAAGTCCACCGCATCGTGGAAGGACGGAGTCCTGCATCACACGCTGGAGGCGAAGCCAGGAGCCAAGGTGAAGGGAACGGCAGCGGTCAGAGACACAACCAAGAGCAGCTCCACGAGGAACGAGAACAAAAACACGAGGAACTCCTCTACAGAATCCAAGAAACAGCAGGACAACACAACAGAAGTCACCAAGACGGCAACCACATCCAGCCGAGCAGGATGGCTGACGGCAGGTATAATAATAGGTATAGCAGCGACCCTCGCCATCCTTTACCGATACCGAAAGCGAGGAAAGAAGTGAGGAAAGAAAAAGCAAGTGAGGAAAGACCTCTCCACCAAGGCGTGGAGGGGGCTTTTTTTTGATAACTTTCTTTATCTAAGTAATTGATTTTCTGTAACTTATAATAACTATAAAGTTATACAACTTTGCAAAGAATTGATTACCTTTGCATCAGAAAAGAAAAGGAAACGCCCCCTTAACCAAGGGGCACAAAATAGGAGAAAATATAATGATTACAATCATCAACAAGTACACAGGAGAAGAGATTACAAAATACAGCAACGCACTCGTAAGCGAAGCCACGGAGGATAGCTTCATCGCAAACGTAAAAGGGTCGGGGATTTTCCGAGGCAGATGGAACGCAGTGGTTGATTACTTCATTACGATAGGCACAGGGGCATACGCAAGCACACAATGCCTGCTGAAAGAACAGTTCGCAGTCAAGGAGTGCATGAAGAAACAAACAAGATAACAACAACAAGGGAGGCGCAAGCCTCCCACAAAGCAAAGGAGACAACAACATGGCAAAGACAAGAAGACTCGGAAACTTCACCGAGACAAACGAAAAGGTAGAGTTCACATTCATGGGCTGGGACGGCACAGGATACAATGGCGAAGGAAAGACCCAGAAGGTATGGAGAATAGTTGGAGACGAAACCAAGTACATCTGCAAGTGGATGCCACGATACCACGCCTACTGCATTCTCGGCATCAACGAGAACGACAGAGCGAAGCAGACAAACCTGCCCAAAGCATATTTTGTGAGAGACTTCGAAAGAGAGGAAATGGAAACAATAACACTTTAACATAGGAGACAGAAATCATGATGCAGAATGAATTTGAACAGAGAGCAAACTTCAAGGTAAGCACCGATTGCTACCACAAGTTAATCGAACCAGAGTACAACGCAAGCAAGCTCGACAAGGACGAATGGGTAAAGGAATGGAAGAAGCAAGGAGGCATCCAAAAAGCCTACGAATGGGAGCAAAAGAAGAGAGAGACTTCTGAGGCAGCAACAAAGCATGAACTTGAGATTCTGAATGATGTCAGCGCAGAACGAGACTTCTACAAGAAGAAGGCGGAGAACCTACAGAAAAGCGCAAGCCTAAACCTCAAGGAACTCCAAGAGACAGAAGAAGAGCTGTCAGACCTCAAAGAGAGATACGAGACCTTGGCAGAGGCACTCATCGGGAAGGCAGCATACTACAACGACGAGGAACTGATGGACACCGCAAAGGCAATCCTTGGAGACAAGAGATACATAAGCTTCAAGCTCCGCAACAACCTGGAGCTGACAGAGGAAGACAAGGAACTCATTTTGAGCAACATGAAATAAGAAGGGAACGGCTGGGCTAACCACCCAGCCACAACAAACTGAAGGAATATGGCAAAAGCGGAGTACATCCACGAATGGGACAGAATGCCAAGATGCTACAACCTCATAGGTTGCCCATTCAAGGCAGGACGCACAGGCACTACTGAAAAGAGATGCGTCCTCGCCAGCGACGAGTGTAGCGGAAAAGACAAGACGGCTGCGAGAAACTACGCAAAGAGCGTGGAGGGACAAATCATCATCAGCGAGAAAGAGAGAGCGGAAGAGGCAGCAGGGCTGAACTGCAAGGTCATTCAATGGAGAATCGAGTACGCCCAGCACACACTCGCCCTCGCCAAGGAGCTGGATCTGGGAGAGACGGCACAAGCCATACAGGACTGCATCGACACCTACACCGAGGAGAGAGAAAAGAGAAAGGAGGCTGGGACATGGGAACTGCCAAGAAGATAATCGAGAACACGGCATACAAGCTCGTGGTGGAGACGGACAACGGAGCGTACCGCCTCCACTTCACAAGAAGGTACGACCAGGAGATAACGCAGACAGGCAAGACCCGATACGTTTACAGAGGATGGGATGTCAGAGCCTACAGGCTCGCCTTGGGCAATTGGAAGAGCTGCGACGCAAGCCACATACCAGCCACCTATAAAGACAAGAAGACCATCCTCGCCTTCATCAAGAACCGCCCAGCGTTCAGCATTGCAGCGAGCGAGATAAAACACTGATTATCAGCTAACAAGAAGATAACTTTTATTGTCTTTTTGTTAGCTTTTGTCATCTCTATTTTTATACAACATTGCGATATTTTTATTACCTTTGCAATAGAAAAAGAAACAAAGAGCACAACAACTTAAGCCCTACGGCACCACGGTCAAGCCGCAATTTTTATGGCAAGAACAATGTACACATACAACATCAACGGAAAGCAGGTCAAGCTAAGATGGGAGCCAGACATCTTCAGCAACGAAGAGACGGCACGCCAATTGTTCCACACCATCGCCTACCACGCATGGCTGGTCAAGGTAGGAAACAAGGTCTGGGCAGTTTGCCCAAGAGACGCAGCGAAGCTCGAAGAAGCAGGCTGCACATTGATTTAAGAAACAAGCATTATTAACAACATAAAACAGAAAGAATATGAAAGCAAGAGCTATTGAAATGATTATCAAGAACATTTATAAGGACGATGAAATCAGAGAGGTCTCAATCACATTAAGAAGCGGAAAAGAAATCATTTTCTGCCCAGAAGAGAACGAGACGAACTTCATGACAATATACAACGAAGAACGTAACACAACAGAAAAAGCGAACATTCTCGTCCTCGAAGGAAACCAAACCCGATACATTGACTGCGACGAAATCGCAATGATTGACTATTAAGAAAGGAGACAACTATGACAGAGCCAACAGGAAAGTACGCATTCGGAAAGCGAGGCGATGGACGCAACCAGAAGCGAATCGGGGTAGCTATCGACACCGAGCTGGAGGATTGGCTGGGAGCGCAGCCAAACAAGAACCGCTACATCAACGGACTCATCCGAAAGGACAAGGAGCAGCACCAGCTACGAGCCAACACCAAGGCAACAGGCAAGAACGAGGGAGAGCTACTGCAGGAGATGCGAGAGGCGTGGAATGAAAAGCGACAGCAGCAGGACGCAGAGACCGTCAGCCACAAGAGAGGAAGACCACCGAAAGACAAGACGAGCAAATAAGAAGAGGGAGAATCCACCACAGGGTTCTCCCTTACTTTTTGCCATAGAACACCCAGTCGAGCACCCGACGATTTGCCTCGTCCACCTTGCGCATATCGAAATCAATATAAATATCGGTGACGGAAGAACCACCATGACCAAGGGCGTGGGCGATTACGTCCTTGGGGACATCCAGCGAGGCAGCGATGGTCGCCCATGAGTGACGAGCGACATAGGAAGACAGCATAGGAAACGCAGGACGGAACACCTCCACCTCCCTATACACACCCAGATCATCGGTGCGCCATTCCTTCTCCATGGTGCCGATGGATTTCAAGCCACGGCACATTTGAAAGGTGAAGGTGGTATAGACCTTTCGGTTCTCACCCCAGGAGACAAGCCGACCAAGAGAGCCGTGGTACTTCTCGATGATGGCAGCAGCCTCTGGCTCCACCTTGATATCATAGAGCCGCCCCGTCTTGGAGCGACGATAAGACAAACGACCATCCACCAGCTGGTCGGCACGCAGGGCAAGGAGGTCAACCACATTAATGCCGATGAGACAGAACGAGAGCTTGAAGGCATCGACATACTGCCGCTGCCAGGTGACAGGGAACGAGAACAGGGAACGCAGCACCTCCACGGACACGGCTCGCTTTTTGGTCGCCTCATTCTTCACCTTGAAGGTGCGGAATGGATACCAGGAGGTGATACCATTGTCGATGGCATCATTGAAGACAGCCCGAATGTTGCGAAGATGGACGGAACGAGCATTCACGGAAGGACACCCACCTGCATCGGAGCCAAGCCAGGAATCGAACCGAGAGAGCCAATCCTTGGAGACCGACTCGAAGGTGAGGGACTCGGCACGAGAATCGAAAGCCAACACCTTCTTCACGGTCACGAGATAGATATCAGCCGTCCGCTTGGACTTGCAGAGGGACGCATAGGCACGCATACGAGACACCAGCCGATTCTCCACACCGACATCAGGAGCCAGCTCCGAGGCGACACGATTCTTCACCTCGACAACCGAAAGACCAAGCAGGGCATCGGAAGTGGTCAGCTTCATGAGGATTTCAGAGACACGAGCCATACGCTGGAGCAAGAAGCAGTTCGTTTGCTCCTTGTTTGGGCAATCACCGACACACCGCTGAGCCTTCGCATCCCAATGGGAAGGCAGGAGACGGATGCCAACCGAGAGAAGAGCATGGGAACGCTTATGACCGAAATCGAGCTTCAAGGGAGCAGCCTGCCCCTTGGCGACAGCACGAGTGTCGAGATAGAAATGGACATTAATCATAATCCAACCAAATTATTTGCACGCATTTTGCACGCATTTTGCAACAAAGAGCAACAAACCGCACCAAAATGCAACAATCAACAAAAACGGAGAACCACCGTAAAACCTATGGTTTTAAGCGGAAAGAGGGGGATTCGAACCCCCGATTCCCTTTAGGGGAATACACGCTTT